TGTCTGCATTGCTAACGGATCAATTTAGGATTTATGCAGCAGCAAAGTTTATCAAATCTTTGGAAGGACCAGATCCAGAGGCAACAGACTTAGCTGCAGGTACTGATAGAGATAGATTGTATGTCTTTATTGGTAGACCCCAAGAATGGGAAGATGAGAATAATCCACCTCAAGCTATTGATAGTTTTGCTGAATACAGTGATTTGTACGATGATATGATCTCTCTGAAGAGAGTTCTTGCAAATGACACTATTCAGGTAATTCGTCGAATTGAGTGGATTCCACCCGAAAAAACCACAGGTGGATTAGGATATATCTATGACATGTATCGTCATGATTACTCGCCAACAAAAACTGCAGCATCTGGTTCTACTCGTCTGTACGATTCCGATTATTACGTTGTAAACTCTTCTTACCAAGTTTACAAGTGCATCTACAATGGTACTTCTCCATCAGACCCAAATGGAAAGCCTTCAACCATTGAACCCACAGGAACTTCAACATCAATTATCACAACTTCTGATGGTTATAGATGGAAGTATATGTACACGATTCCTGTTGCTCAGGTTTTGAAATTCTTCTCAAGTGAATATATTCCTGTACTTACCGATTCTGCTATTCGTTCAAATGCGTCAGATGGTGAAATTGATACTGTTGTAATTCAAGCTTCTGGAACTGGTTATAATAATGGTACATATGATAATGTTTCTATTAATGGGAATGGACTTGGCGGAAGAGTTTCAATCGTTGTTGACGGTGGTAAAATTGTAAATGCTACTGTAACTTCTGGTGGAACTGGATATACATTTGGTAAAATTGTTGTTGACTCTATTAATGGTATTGGTACTGGAACTGGTGGAACGATTGACGTAATTATTCCACCACAAGGAGGACATGGATATGATCCAGTTTTTGAACTTGGTGGATATAGAGTCATGGTTAATGCCAAACTTCAGTATTCTGAAGGATCTGGTGACTTTCCTACAGACAATGACTACAGAAGAATCGGACTACTTATTAATCCATACAAATATAACACTTCAGAATTAACTTCAGATTTAACTCTAAGTTCCACAAGAGCTGTTATCTTCCCACCAACCTTTCAAGGTACATTCTTTGTTGATGAGATTATCTCTCAAACGAGAATTGTTGGTGGTGGTACAGTAACCTCTAGGGGTAGAGTTATCTCATGGAACTCCACAACTAAAGTTCTTAAGTATTATCAAAATAAAGTTGACGGTATTTATCCAGAAATTACTGGCAACTTAAATGAGTTTGCTGGAAGTAACGTTATCACTGGTGCATCCTCAGGATCTTCTGGTGAACCAGATGTAAACTTTCCTTCAGTTCCAGGTACTTCAACTAGAACAATTAACAATACCGAGTATGACTTGGGTATGAAATTTACCTCTGGGTACGCATACCCAGAGATCCAAAAGAACTCTGGACAAGTTATCTATATAGATAATAGAAAGGCGATCACCCGTGCAAACGACCAGATCGAAGATATCAAAATTGTAATCGAATTCTAATAGGGTAGTAAGAAACAATGCCACAAAATACCAATCTGAACGTCAGTCCTTATTATGACGATTTTGATAAGTTTAAGAACTTTTATAAGGTTTTGTTTAGACCTGGATTTCCTATTCAGGCTAGAGAACTTACTACCATGCAGTCAATTCTGCAAAATCAGGTAGAGAGTTTAGGTACGCACTTTTTTAAAGATGGTGCCATGGTTATTCCTGGCCAGGTTGGTTTTGACAATAACGTTGACGGTGTTCTAGTACAATCTAGTTTCTTAGGTACAAACGTAGAAGAGTATAGAGATCAACTTGATGGTGCTATCATTACGGGTCTAACTAGTGGAGTAAAGGCAAAGGTAATTTACAGCATCGGATCAGATGCATCTGAGTTAGGTTTTATTACATTATATGTAAAGTATACGGAATCTGGTGGTGATGAGAAAAATATCATCAAATTCTTAGATAACGAGCAATTAATTGTAAATAGAGAACTGACATTTGGTGTTAATCTATTAGAAATTGGAAGTCCTTTTGCACAATTATTACCTAGCAGTTCCACCACGATTGCATCTACAGCTTATGTAAATAATGGCGTCTATTTTATTAGAGGTTATTTTATTGATGTTCCTTATCAGTATGTAATTCTTGAGCAATATGCACAAAATCCATCGTATAGAGTTGGATTAGAAATTTCAGAATCGATCATTACATCGGAAGATGATCCTTCACTAAATGACAACGCTGCGGGTTCATCCAACTATGCTGCACCAGGATCGCATAGATTTAAAATTAAAACAACTTTAAACAAAAAATCATTAGACGATACAGCAGATAAAAACTTTATTGAATTGATGCGTATCGTTAATGGTAAAGTTCAAAAGTTTGTTGATAGAACTGCATACAACGAAATTGAAAAAGAATTAGCCAGAAGAGTGTATGATCAGTCTGGCGACTTCATGATCAAACCTTTTGATATTAGAATCAGAGAATGTTTGAATGATGGATTTAATAATGGTGTTTATAATCCTGGAGATCTTACCTTAGATACTGGAGTTCCTGCATCGGATTCTCTTTATACAGTAGAAATTTCACCTGGAAAAGTATATTTAAAGGGATACCCTGTAGAGACAACTCAACCAACATACTTAGATTTACCCAAATCTAGACAATACGAATGTTTCCAAAATAGTGTAATTCCATTTGAACTTGGAAACTATATGTCAGTTACAAATGCATGGGGATCTCCCATCATTTCTGGACCAGACATTACAACTTCATATCAAATTATTGAACTAAGAGATACAATCACTTCAGTTCAAGGTACGGCTGCTGGTAATATTATCGGTACTGCAAGGGTAATGAATTACGAATTCGACTCTTCTGGTGCTGATGGAAACAGTGCTACTGACGATGATATCTATAGTTTATACATTTTTGATATTTCTATGCACACAAAACTTAGACTTAATGCATCAACAACTATTGATGCTGGGTCTATTGTTGTTGGTAAGATCAGTGGTGCTAGAGGAAGAATTTATGTGACTCCAGGAGCTAGTTCTGTCACGGCACAAACTCTAACCCTCGTCGATGTGCAGGGAGTATTTAGAGCAGGTGAGGTTATTCAAGTTGATAATAGAGACAAGGGAACTGTCTCTATTGCACAGTATGAGTACCAACCTTCAGATGTAAGACAACTTGTTGGTAAGAATGCAGCTGGAACTTCTACAATCTTCACCTGTGATACAGTATTTGATGAGCAGTTTCCACTAACAGGTAATTATTTCACTTATACAACTTCAGGAACATATCTAACTGGATACAATAGTAATATTGCTGCAGAAGTAAAACCTGGTGATCGTTTATATGTAAACCCAACTCAGTACTTCACTGTAGATAGTGTACCAAGTAATTTAGATCTAACTTCAGTATTTACGTACACATCACAAATTATTCAAGTTACTCCTGTTGCTGGATTTAGTCCAACTAACGGACAACAATTTAATACTGTTGTTCGTATCAGGCCATCAATTGTTGGTTCAGCACAAAATGGCGATCTATTTACTGAAATGCCTAAGAAGGCAATTAAGTCGATCACTGATGAAAGCATGATCGTTAGAAGAAACTACGAAGCACAAGTAACAAGTAATAGTTTTTCAATCTCTCTTGCTGAAAATGAACAGTTTGAGTCCATTGAAATGGAAAATTATACTCTTACAGTTACTGCAGTTGCTGGTGGATCTTCGTATGCTGTTGGTGATGTAATTAGAGTTCAGAACACTAGTTCTGGAGCTGCTGGGTATGCAACATTCAATACTACAGGAACTCCTAGATCTACGGTAACAATTTCCAACTTGGTTGGAATTACATCCGTAAGATTACTAGCTTCTGTTTCAAGAAATGTGGTAATCGAAAAAATTAAGAATGCAAACAAAATGACTGTTTGGAAGGTTAATAGAACTTCTAAACAAAGTGATCAAATTCCATTTGGACTTGCATATTCAAACTTATATGGAACTAGAATTGAAGATAGTGATATTTCTCTAGGCGTCAAAGATGTTTACAAGTTACATGCGGTTTACGAATCATATGATGATAATGATGCAGTACTACCATCTGTAATTTTAGTTGAATCCGCATTCTTTAATGTTGGTACAATTGTTACAGGAAAAACATCTGGAGCAAAAGCAATCGTTGTAGATTTTAATGCTACAACATTAAAACTTTCACTAGTATATCAAACACGTCAGCAATTAATTGCTAATGAAACGATTACTGGATATAACAGTTTAGGTACAGCAATTCAAGCTTTAATTAGTGATGCTGATGGTGCTGTGGAAGCAGGAAGTAAAAATATTACTTCATACTTTAGTTTGAATGATGGTCAGACTCCATTCGTATATGGTATTTCATCCTTAACTAGAGTTAAGGGTGCTTCTGCACCTATTAGAAAATTAAAAATTGTCGCAGACTATTTTGGTCATGAACTTACTGGAGATTACTTCAATATCGATTCTTATGTTGGTATTGATTATGCGGATATTCCATCATTCACTTCAAAAGCTGGTTCTGGATCTACGTTAGTTACCACTAAACAACTAAGAGATGTTCTGGATTTTAGACCTGGTGTAAAGAATTTAGCAAGTGGTGGAGGATCTGTATCAAATCCATTCTACCTACAGTGCTCAAGTTTAGATTTCGCTAGTAGAGTTTTTGATGCTGCAGCAACTATTACTGATATTCCAAAAATCAATTCCGATTTTAGATGTGATTATTGTTACTACCTAAAGAGAATTGATTTACTTTGCACCGATATTTTGGGCAAATTCTTCTTAAGTATTGGTGTACCTGCAGAAATGCCTGTTCCACCTCCTCAACTGGAGAACTCTATGTTATTGGCCACCTTCGGTCATGAAGCATATGGGTTTGCACCAGAAACAGATACCTTGGTATTCAAAGAAAATATTCAAAGGTATACCATGAAGGATGTTGCTCTGTTAGATAAGAGAGTCAAAAACATCGAATACTATAGTGCCTTGACACTTTTAGAGCAAGACACAAATATGCTTAGCATAAAAGATGAATTTGGAAATGATAAATTTAAAAATGGATACGTTGTAGATTCCTTCGAAAATCAAAACGTTGCAGAACTAGGAGACCCAGATTATAATGCTGCTTTAGATTTTGGATCCAAAGTTCTAAGACCATCACACTATACAACAAATGTTTCCTTAACTATCAATCTAGAGCAATCTGGTAACATTGCAATCAATAACAGAGTTGTTACTCTTCCATATACAAATCAAGTTTTAATCCAACAACCATATGCTTCTCAAGTTGAGAATGTCAATCCATTCAACGTATTTGCTTTCATTGGATCTATTGAATTGAATCCTTCTAGTGATGACTGGGTAGACACTCAAGTTGCTCCTGCACAAATTCAACAGATTGAAGGTAATTATTCTGCACAAGCGGATAGAATTGGTGCTGATCCAAATACCGGCCTTGGTCCTCAAATTTGGAATTCCTGGCAGGAAGATTGGTCTGGTGCTAGATCAACAACTTCGGGTGGTGAATGGAGAGGTTGGTTAGGTCCTCTTGGAACATGGATTCCTGTATATGGAACTAGAACCACACAGACAACTGGTATTATTGAAAGAAGAACAGGTACTCAGCAAAGACTTGTAACTAGATTTGAACAAAGAAGTCTGGGATCAAGGGTTATCTCGAAACAAAATATTCCTTGGATTAGATCAAGAAATATTTCATTCAAGGCCGAAAGGCTGAAACCAGGCGCACAATTCTATGGATTCTTCGATAATGTTGCGATCACATCATATATTACACCAAAACTAATTGAATTAATTAAAGATCCAGCAGAAGATGCTGCTACGACAAATACACCATTTGTAATTGGGGAGAACGTATTTGGATATAGAATTTCATCAAGAAATGCTTCGGGTGGTGCAATTTTAGAAAACAATACTCCAATCTTTAGAGCGAAAGTTGCTGCTCTAAATGATGGACTGAAGTACAATGGATATAATGATACTGAACTGGCAGAGACCTATTCTTCAACAACACCTTATCTAAACATTGATGTTGAAGCAATGGCTGCTCAAGCAAATGGTGCTCACTTTGGAAACATTGAAATCGGATGCATCCTTATTGGTCAAACATCTGGTGCTAGAGCAATTGTAAGAAATAGAAGACTGGTTACAGATAGAAAGGGAACTCTAAAAGGAGTGTTCTTTATTCCAAGACCAATTGATACAACAAATCCAAGATGGGCTACTGGTACAAGAACTTTTGCACTTTCAAACAGTTCAACTAATCAAGTTGGAGTACCTGGTGGAACTAGCATCTCTAATGCACAAACAAATTATGCTGCCACTGGTGTTCTTGAGACAACTCAAGAAACTATCCTTTCAATTAGAAACGCTGAAATTGTTACCGATCAACTATTTGAGCAAAAAACAACTTCGAGAACAACTCAAGAAACTGTTCAAATTGGTTATTGGGATCCCCTTGCACAATCCTTTATTGTACAAGAGAGAGGCGGTGCATTCTTAACTGGAGCGGATGTATACTTTAACACAAAAGACACAAATATTCCAGTCAGTGCTCAGTTGAGATTGATGGAGAATGGTAGTCCAACACCAAAAATTCTTCCCCTATCTACAGTAACTGTTTATCCAGAAGACGTTGAAATTTCAGAGAATGCTTCAATCCCAACAAGATTTACATTCCCAGCTCCAGTTTATGTAAACGATACCGATGAATATTGCCTAGTGATCTTCTCAGACTCCAACGAATATACAGTTTGGATTTCAGAAATGGGTAAAGTTGATATTACAGGAGACAGAACTATTTCCTCACAACCTTATGCTGGTGTTCTGTTTAAATCTCAAAATGCTTCCACATGGTCTCCAAACCAATTACAAGATCTTAAGTTTACAATCTATAGAGCAAACTTCGATACGGCTGGTGGTAAACTAGCATTGAATAACTCTCCTCTTGGAGAAGGTAATAGAGGAATCATTACACTAAGAGAAAACCCAATCACGACTAAGAAAGCAAACCTAACTCTAACTTTACAGGATGATACTCCAACATTTACTTTAGGTGCAAGAATTTATCAAAAGACATCCAATGCTTCTGGTACAGTTATTGAGATGAATACCACAGCATCTCCTAATACAGTTACTTTAAACGATGTTTCTGGTCAATTCTCTGCTGGTGCTGTCGTTGGTTCTACTACCACATATCCACTTGTAAGTAGTCAATCTACTGCAGTTATCTACGTTTCTACTGCTGGTGGAACTTTAACTGGAAACTATTCAGTAGGTAAAACTGTTACTGGACAAACATCTGGAACAACAGCAACAATTACTGCTTGGGATCTGGCAACTGGAAAACTAGAATTGAATTATGTTTCAGATTCCTTTACAGTTGGGGAAACAATTAGACAATCGAGCCCAACTGTCGATAGTGTTCTTCTGAATACACCTGCTGCTCCCGTATATTCTGGAGATAGCAGACTTTCATATGTCCTATCTACACCAACATTCTCCACTAGTGAGAGAAGAATTGTTGTAGCACATAATAATCATGGTATGCACGATCCAACAAATAATGTAAGAATCGATAAAGTTAAATCCGAAGTCTCGCCAACTACTCTGAGAACTTCAATTACCGATACCGATACTTCAGTTGCTGTTGCAGATGCTGCTGCATTCCATAAAGTTATCAACGGTCTACCTATTGGGAATGATAATCCAGGTTATATTGTGATCAATGGAGAAATTATGGCTTACACCGATATTTCTCTAGATGGATTAACAATCACACTAAAATCCAGTGGCGGTAGAGGATTAGGTGAAGGTCAACCAGCATCTTCTCACGTAGAAGGAGATTTAGTTGAATGTTATAACTTAGATGGAATTCCACTGATCGAGATTAATAGAACTCATGAAGCAATTTCAAATCCAACCCTAGATTCATATGAACTTGAAGTTGATTCAATTTCAACCGTTGGTATTAATGGTGGTGGATCTGAGGCAATTGCTACTCAGAATATTCCATTCGAGTCAATTACTCCGATGATTGGTAATGTTACTGTTAATGGTACAGAAATTATTGCTAGATTAAATACCATTTCAGGAACATCAATTAGTTCAAGTGCCACAGATGAACCTTCATTTGTAAACACTGGTTCGTATTTACCAGTAATTATCAATGAAAATAATGAACTACCTGGTCAATCACTAATTCTATCAGAAGTTAATGAATCAGCAAAACTTTCTGGATCTAAATCATTGACTCTAGAATGTTTATTAACTACCAATAGCAGTATACTAACTCCAGTTATTGATTTAGATAGATGTAGTGTTATCACAACTACGAATAGGATTAATAATCCAGACAATTATGATCTGGCTATACTTGCAAAGGGTGATCCACATGACGCAACCTATATTACAAGAATGATATCTCTTGACAATCAAACTTCAAGATCTCTGAAAGTATACTTTGATGCCTACAGACCAGCAGGTACAAACTTCAAGGTTCTCTATAGAATTGTAAGACCAGGTTTTGTTGGTAGTGAAGATACTCTTGGATGGAATTGGTTTAATGGTGATGGTGGACCTGATACTCCAGTAAACCCAGTTAATGATGTTGTATTCAGACCTTATGAATATAGTGCAACTGGTTTGGAATTTGTTAAGTTTCAAATTAAGATTGAAATGATTTCAGATTCACAAGCCATTGTTCCACAGATTAAATACTTTAGAGCAATTGCAACTGCGACATGACACAAGAATTTTATAGAATTGAAAATTATCCAGATCTAGTGAGAGATCCCTTCACTGGTGCTATAATAAATAAAAATGTGACCGAATATCAGAATTATGTCGATACTTATAATCGACTGAAAGAGGAACAAACAGAATTACAAAATTTAAAAAATGATGTGAGTTCCTTAAAATCTGATATTGGTGATATTAAAACTTTGTTACTTACTTTATTAGAGGGTAAAAATCATGACCATTGAAAACGCGAACGCTGACGAACTGCTGAAATCATTTAGAGAAAGATATCAAGCACTTGTAGAAGAGAATCAAAAACTCACTCAGAAGATTAAAGAGAATGAAGTGCAGGCAATTAAATTGCTTGGAGCAATTGAAACTTTAGAATATTTGGAAGCTAGTACAGAACAACCTGTAGAAAGTTCCGAAGAATAATAACTTGGGGGTTTTAGGACCCCCATTGGTTTTTATAAATACATAAGAGAATCATCTATTATCAACAGGATTTTGGGATAATCACCGATGGCAAATAGAATACAGTTAAGAAGAGGATCTGCACAAGAATGGTCAAACGTTAACCCAACGTTAGCTATTGGTGAACTCGGAATCGAGATAGATACGGGACGTATCAAAATTGGAGATGGTGTTACTGCATGGAACTCTCTGAGATACGAAAGACCTTTAGAATCGGTTGCAAGTTCTCCCAATACTCTTGTTCAAAGAGATGCGGATGGTAACTTCTCTGCTGGTGCAATTACTGCATCGCTGATTGGAAATGCTGCAACTGCAACTCGTTTGGCAAACGTAAGACAGATTGCTCTTACTGGCGAAATGGCAGGTTCTGCAACTTTCGATGGTTCTTCAAACTTAAACATTTCGGCAACTCTAGCAATTGTTCCCTCCCTTCCACACTATGATGGAACTCCAGACAGTGAAGCTACATATACAAAAGTAACAGTTGATGCTAAGGGTAGAGTAATTGATGCAGAAAATCCAACATCAATTCAAGCATATGGAATTGCTGGTATTGTAGAAGGACAATCTGCACAGGGATTTGACAGAGACTTGCAGGGTATTGCAGAATTAGCAACAACTGGACACATTGTTAGAGTGTCTGATGGTAATATCACAACAAGAACTGTTACTGGTACTGCTGGTAGAATCTCAGTTGTTAACGGTTCTGGTGTTGCTGGTAACCCAACTTTAGACCTAATTAATACATCAGTTTCACCTGCAACATACAATACTCCAACAGTTGCTAGTGCTACTCAAACGATTAAGGCAACGAGATTTACGGTTGATCAGTGGGGAAGACTAACTTACGCTGAAGATTTTAATATTGCAACTGCTGTAGAAGGTACAACTGCAGGAGCATGGACAACAGGAACAGGATACTCTCGTTACGACAAAGTAACGAATGCAGGTAGACTATATCAGGCACTGAATTCAGGTAACTCTGGTGTTACTGCTCCAGTTCATACTACAGGAGATGCTTCGGATGGAACAGTATCTTGGAGACACCTAGGATTAGTCACAACTCGCCAAAAAGGTTTAGCATCATTCGATCAAGAAGACTTTGATGTAGATGTAAACGGTCATGTTCAGATTGCATCTGCTGGTGTAGATAATACTCAACTACAAAACAATCAAATTCGTTTCGCAGATGGAAATTCTTATACTGCTTATGAGCTTGATAATGAGCTTACTAGTTCTACTGGGTATCGTGGGATTACTACAATTAACGACCTCTCAGTTAACAATACTAGCGGTTCTCCTTTACTTAAGTGCTTGGCTGCTGATGACAACGTAGATATTAATACTACAACAGCAACCATTTTTTCTGATGTTACATTAGATAAAACAAGTACAGCGATTCAAACAATCAATCGTGCTGGTTCATTGACATTGTTAATGAACGCAAATACAGCATCAAATAGATTCCTTCGTTTAACTGCTACTAATGCTGGTGCTGGTGAAGCAAAGATTGAAGTAAGTGCTGAAGATTCTATTTCAATCGATTCAATTAATTCTACCCTTGCTTTAACTGCAGCACAGCAGATTTCACTGATCTCTTCTGCTGATGTTCGCGTAGAAGATATTTACTTCTCAACAAATACGATTAGTTCAACTAATTCTACAATTGTTCTCGATCCTGCTGGAATTGGTGATAATACTGGAACTGTACAGATTAAAGGTAATCTACAAGTTGATGGAACAACTACAACTGTAAATTCAACAACTATCACTATCGATGATGTTATCCTAACTCTCGGTGGTGATCAGACTCCAACCACAGATGATAACAAAGATCGTGGTATTGAATTCAAGTATTATGATACTCAGGCACGTTTAGGTTTCTATGGTTGGGATGATTCATACACAACCCTAGCTGGTACTACTGGCGGTTATCGTTTCCTCTACAATGCAACAAATACTTCTGAAGTCTTTTCTGGTACTGATGCTGGTATTATTGCTGGCAACCTTGCCCTCAGTAGTAACGTTGGATCAACTAGCACTACGACAGGCACCCTGGTAGTCACAGGAGGCGCTGGAATCAGTGAGAACCTATGGGTGGGTGGAACTGCGAACGTTGCTGGTAACACCACCTTACAGGGCACTCTAGGGGTCACTAACCTAGCTACATTCAACAACGGTGTTACGATTGCTGGTAACACTGTAGCAGCAACAGAATATTTCAGAATCACTGATGGTGCAGGTTCTCCAGTAACTAAATTTTTGGTTGATACTGCAAGTGGCAATACTACCATTCAAGGAACTTTGGGAGTAATTGACGCAACCACATTATCTTCATCTTTGGGTGTTACTGGGATAACTACTCTTACTGGTAATTTAACTACTCAGTCTGGTTCAACAGTCAATATTCAAAATACAACCAACAGTAACGTTACTGGAGCAATTGCTGGTACTGCATATGCATCTCTGGGAACTTATGGTGCTCTAAAAATTGATGGTGGTGCTTCAATTGCAAACGGACTTGTAGTTGGTGGAAACCTCAAAATCTATGGTCAGTTTGACGTAGATGGTGCTGTTAGTTACAGCGGTAATACGGTATTCAAAGGTAGTATCTCAGTTGACAACGATGGTACTTCACCATTCAAGTTTAATGTTACTGCTAACTCAGGAAGAATTGATACGGTTGGTCAGATTGTAACTACAAATGCTACTGATGCATCATCAACTTCTACTGCTGCTCTGATTGTTACTGGTGGTGCTGGTATCGGAGCTCAACTCAGAGTTGGTGGAAATACAACACTATCAGGAACTCTTGGTGTTACTAACGCTACTACTCTATCCTCCACTCTCGGAGTAACTGGAGTTACTTCGATCACAAATGCCACTGATTCTGCTGCGACGAACAGCGGTGCTTTAGTTGTTACTGGTGGTGTTGGTATTGGAGCACAATTGAGAGTTGCTGGAGCCACGACTATTACTGGTGCTACTACTCTAAGTTCTACTTTATCAGTTACTAATAATACAACATTGACTGGAGATCTTGCCGTCAATGGTGGTGATTTAACTTCAACTGCATCAACCTTCAATCTATTAGCATCTCCAACTACAGTTAATATCGCTGCTGCTGGTACTACAGTAAATATTGCTGCTTTAACTGGCACTACTACGATAAGAAACAATCTGACAATTGGTGGCAACTTAACAGTAAGTGGTTCAACAACATATGTAAACTCAACTGTTACTACTATCAAAGATCCTGTAATCACATTAGGTGGTACTGATAGTGGTGGTAATGCTACATCTGATGATAACAAAGATCGTGGTATTGAATTTAAGTATTTTACCACGGCCGCAAGAACAGGATTCTATGGATGGTCAGATGTTTCATCTGCGTTTATTTTCTTAGAAAACGCAACAAATACTTCTGAGGTCTTTACTGGTACTGATGCAGCTCTTCGTGCTGGTACTTTAAGTCTTACCAGAGCAGGAACTGGACTATCTGTTACTAACAATGCAACGATTGGAGGAACACTAGGAGTAACAAGTACTTCAACGTTTACTGGATTACTTACTGCAGATGGCGGTGCCGACATTAAAAATATTCAAGTCGGTGTAACTGGTACTAATGAAATTGACACTATTGTTGGTAACTTAACAATTGACTCTGCTGGTGGAACCACAACAGTCGATGATGCACTCACCGTCACTGGTTTGCTGACCGCTACGGCTGGTGGTGATGCTGTTTTAACTGCCAGAGATGCTAGAAAGTGGACAACAGCAAGAACACTTTCATTCACTGGTGATGCAACTGGATCTATGAGTGTTGATGGATCTGCTAATTCTTCTACAGATCTAACTCTTGCAACTGTTGCTACTGCTGGAACCTACAGATCTGTTACTATCAATGCTAAGGGACTTGTAACTTCAGGAACCAATCCTACTACAATTGCTGGATATGGTATTACTGATGCTCAACCACTAGACTCGGATCTAACTGCAATTTCTGGTTTAACTACAACTGGGTTAATTGCTAGGACTGCAACTGGAACCGCTGCTACAAGAAGTGTAACAGTTAGTGGAACTGGTCTTTCTGTTACGAATGGCGATGGAGTTGCTGGAGATATTTCCATTTCTTCTAACGCGACTGCCGTTAATAATGCAAACACTATTGTTTCTAGAAATTCTGCAGGAAACTTCTCTGCTGGTACAATTACCGCAGCACTGTCTGGTAATGCAACTACTGCAACAACTCTACAAACAGCAAGAACAATTGGTATTTCTGGAGATGGTACGGGTACTGCAACATCATTTGATGGATCCGCAAATATCACAGTTCCATTTACCCTTGCAAACTCTGGTGTAAGTGCTGGTACATATACCAAGGTAACAGTTGATCTAAAAGGTAGAGTTACAACTGGTGCAACTGCATCTTCCGATGATTTAACAGCAGGTACTACAAACCTATTCTTTACTGATGAAAGAGCTCAAGATGCTGTAGCAACTGCATTGACAACAAACGCAACTCACAATGGAGTCACTGTTGCTTACAATGATGCAGGAAATGCAATTAATATTACTAGAAATGAATTAACTTATAGTACTCAAAACTACAGTGGTGATGGATCTACTGTTGCATTCACATCAAGCACGGGAAGAAGTGCAAATGATATTCTTGCTATCGTAGACGGTTTAATTAAAACTCCTACTGTAGAATACACTTATTTTGAACAAGTTATTTTATCTGGAGTTGGAGGACATGAAGGTGAGAGTACTATCACAGTATCTTCCAATAGTGGTTTAACAACTGGTATGCCAGTTTCGGGATCTGGAATTGGAACAAATGCAAGAATCACTAATATTAGTGGTACAACTATTACTCTGTCTGCTGCAAACACAAGTTTCTTAAAGAGAGCAGCAATTGCTTCATTAACAACATTTGTTGGGTCTTCAGTTCCTTCTGCTAATAACCAATCTTTTAATGGGGTTTCGGCAACTGGTGGCACTGGATCTGGGGCCACATTTAATGTGGTTAGGGGAACTGCTGGTGTAATCGTAAGTGTCACTGTAAATAATGGAGGTAAAGATTATGCTAATGGTCAAGTTCTAACTATCCCTGGAGCATCTGTTGGTGGTACAACTCCAACAGATAATATCTCAGTTACTATTGGTTCAGTCACAACAACTACAACGACAGCATCTTTCTCTTCAGTAGTTAAATTCAATACTGCACCTGCATCAGGTACAAATAACGTTTCACTCCGCTATTTACCACTATAAAAAATGTCAGCATCTCAACCAGCAACTAGAGCAGAATTTAAGGCATGGTGTCTAAGGAGACTTGGATATCCAGCTATCGATATTAACGTGTGTGATGAGCAATTAGATGACCTCATAGATGAATCGATTTCACATTTCCAAGAGTTTCATTATGAAGGATCTTATAGAACACTAATCAAGATCGAAGTAACTGAAAATATGAAATCTGCGGCGACTAGTTCATCACAGATTACTGGTACAAATTGGTTTGAAGCAAATCCGTATGTAGAACTTCCTCCAGGTATACAAGGTGTTGATAATGTATATACTCAAGTTTCATCATCATCGTCTATTCCTGGAAATATTTTCAACATCAAATATCAGTTATTTTTAAATGATATTTATGCATTCACTAATAATCAAATTTTACACTATTATATGGTTCAGAATTATCTAGAAACTCTTGACTGGGTTACTAACTCAAGACTATATAAGAGACTTAGATATACTGCAAATACAAATAAGTTGTATGTAGATATTGATTGGAGTGAACTTGGAGTTGGAGAATATATTGTTGTTGACTGTTTGATGGGTGTAGATCCTGTTTTATATCCAAAAACTTGGAATGAGCATTGGTTAAAAGATTATGCAACTGCATTATTCAAAGAGCAGTGGGGACAAAATCTAAGTAAGTATGATGGAATTCAAATGCTAGGTGGTGTTACCTTAAATGGCAGAAAAATTCTTGAAGAAGCAAAAGAAGAAATTAAAGATCTTAAAGAAGAATTGAGATCGACGTTTGAATTGCCACCTCTAGATTTAATCGGATAAGATATGTCAGACCACACATCATCAGCTTGCACTCAAAGTCCAGATCCAGCTCCAAGTTGTCGTTTAAGACTAAATGGAACTACAGCAGAGCAAAATCTTCTAGCAGATTTAATCACAGAATCAATAGATATCTATGGTCAAGATATCTACTATATTCCAAGAACTTTGATAAAGGAAGATACTCTCTTCAATGAAGATACAATGTCAGAATTTAATGGTGCATATGCCATTAGAGCATATTGTAATACCAATGATGGATGGGAAGGGCAAGGAGATTTATTATCGAAATTTGGTATTCGTATCGAAGATAAAACCACATTCGTAGTTTCAAGAAGAAGATTTGCTTCAAGTGTAGATGGAACTCCTGAAGTTGGATTTCAAGTTACTGGTCTTATGAATTATCAAGGACAGGCAACTGTTGGACTGAATACTGTAAGTGTTGGACTAGGTAACCCAGCATGGGGTCCAGCAATTCAAGCAAATCCATCAAATCACGAAATTGTATTCAATGGTGGATTTACTGCTACTATTGTTACTGCTACTGGTACTGCAACTCCAGGAGCACAGTGGACATTTACAGGTATTTGGCCTGCAAATGCTACTGGAGCACCATTAACTATTCGTTCTAAAGACTATGAACCTGCTTTTATTGGTGCAGATTTAATTGTTGATGGAAGACCAAATGAAGGAGATTTAATTTGGGCTCCATGGGCAAGTAATTTATTTGAAATTACATTCGTAGAGCACGAAAAACCTTTTTACCAACTAGGTAAAGGTTATGTTTGGGAAATGAAGTGCGAACTCTTCCAGTACAGTCATGAAGATCTTAATACTGGTCTTGTTGATGTTGATGAAATTGAAGAGGAAGATAGTTATACATTAGATCTAACTTTTGCTGCTGGTGGTACTGGTACTTTTGTTAAGGGTGAAACAGTGTACGGGGGAAGCCACGAAGCGAGTATTGGATATACTCACCAAGCCTGGAATCTTGGATTTACTGTTTGGGATGGTGGTGATGGATATGATCCAAACGATCCACCATCAATAACTTTCTCAGCACCGCCAGCGGGGGGAACTCAAGCGACTGGAACAGTTCAAGTTAATAGTGCGGGTCAAGTAACTGGGGTCACTCTAAATCCTGGTTCTGGATATACTTCAGCACCAACATTTACTTTAGAAAGATCTCCAGCTGCTCCTTATGGTGAAGTTGTTTCTTGGAATCCAACCACCAGAAAACTTGTCCTAAATAATTTGACAGGAGCATTTAGCGATGGTGAATCTGTGAAAGGATTGACTTCGAATGCAACATGGACTGTAGACATTTTAGATTCATATAACATGGGAGAAATTGAAGGAGCACAGAATAAATACTTTGAAGTCAAAGGAGATCTTATTCTTGACTTTACTGAAGAAAATCCATTTGGTGAAATTGGAAATATGGGAGACAGATTCTAATGTTAGGAAATTACACTTATCACGAAATTTTTAAAAAAACCATTATTGGTTTCGGAACTCTTTTTAATAATATTCAAGTAAGAAGAGTTTCTAATGAAAAAACAGAGGTAATGAAAGTTCCCCTGGCATATGGTCCTGCGGAGAAGTTTCTATCACGTTTAAGACAAACTCCCGATCCAACTCAAGCAAAAATTCAAATTACTTTGCCAAGAATTTCATTTGAAATGGATAGTATCCAGTATGATGGATCTAGAAAAGTAGCTCCAACTCAAACAATTAAATTTAAAAATAGTGGTGCTAATGATGGTTTGAGCACTACTTTTATGCCAGTTCCTTATAACCTAGGATTCACATTAACAGTAATCTCGAAAAATCAAGATGATGCTTTACAGATTGTGGAACAGATTTTACCATACTTTCAACCATCATACAACTTAACTTTAGAATTAGTACCGTCAGTTGGGGAAACAAAGGACGTACTTGTAAATTTGGAAAGTGTTGATTACAGAGATGACTATGAAGGTGATTTGGATCAGAGAAGAGCCTTAATTTATACATTTAGATTTACAGCAAAAACTTATGTCTATGGTCCTGTAAGAGAACCTTCTGTAATCAGAAAGGCACAAGTGGATACATATGCATCTATGGATACTGTAAACGCTCCGAGAGTACAGAGATATACGGTTCAACCAGATCCAATTAATGCCGATGCAGATGATAACTTTGGATTTGACGAAGTATTCTCAGAATTTACAGATCTTCAAAAGTGGAACCCAGAGACAGGAGAGGATGAACCGATATGAGTAGTTATGATGGATTAGATGAAGTGTTTGATGTAGAACCTACTGAGATTGTTGAAACAAAACCAGAACTACCACAAGCAAAACAAGGTGAATTGCAACAAGATTATGAAGTAACTAGAGCACAGTTGCACAATCTTGTCATGAAAGGTCAAGAAGCCATCGACGGTATTCTTGATGTTGCAAGGAGTTCAGATCATCCAAGAGCATATGAAGTTGCTGGACAACTAATCAAGAATGTGGCGGATGTTACTGACAAATTAATCGACCTTCAGAAAAAGATGAAAGATATCGATGAGAAACCTAGATCAAGTCCTACTACAGTTAATAATACTATGTTTGTTGGATCAACATCAGAATTGGCAAAACTCCTCAAACAAAATTCCAAACAAACTAAATAAAGTATAGAAAAGAATTATCTTCGGAGTTTAACATGTCCGTTTTAAATGTATTGAATACGACTACTATTGCTGGAGAAGGTTCAGCATTTTTGCTTATAAAAACTGGTATTTACAGAGTTATCCCTCATCAAGGTTCAACAACAGTTCAATTTAATGATGGTCCAGTAATTCAACTTGATCAGGCTATTAAGGAGGGTCTTCTTCTACAGGGTGGAAAACCTGGAAGAGCTGGAATTACCAGGGCAACGGATTCTGCTACTGCAGTTTACACCCTAGGAGATGGTAATGTTGGATTAACTTCTGGTACTCATCCCTTTTCGGCTGGTGATTATATTGCAATTGTAGATGCTGCTGCAGTCCTACCTGCTGCATTTGAATCTGCTGCGACTGCAGGTAAGTCGGTTACTTCCGCAACTTCAACTACAATTACAACCGATATTGATGCTTCTGCTGCTACTGCTGATTATGCATACACAAGTGGTTCTCAAGCATATGCACATAGATGTGTAAAGATCACTGCTGGTGGGAATGGACTCATTATAGAAGAAGTTCAAATTGTTGGTGGTTGATATGAAGTCCTACAAACAATTTCTTTCAGAATCAGTAAATATTTCTGGAGATTTCAATGGAACTCTCCATGTACATTCCAACGAGAAAACTCCAGAACAAGTTGGAGAAACTTATAGTGCAGACATCATCTATAATGGAGAATTATTTCGTATAGAAGTCATTTCAGAAAACGGCATTCCAGATCACGGAGATCTGACTTGGATGCTACAGGATGAATATCCTGGTGCGATGGTGCAGCAGATCTATCCACCCCACAAACCAAAAGTCAATATCACTAGATCAAGCAAAATCAATATCGATTCATCAGCTCATAAGTATGGGGCATTCTAATAATGGCACAGTGGAACAAGAATACGCAAGACTTTCTTAATCAAGAAAGAACTCTTTTTGAGGTTGTCAATATTGCCGACCACTGGGGAGAGCAAACTGATTGGAGACCTCAGTTTTCATCAAAGAATAGATTGAGAGTATCCCCATATCAAACAGCATTCTTTAATACTTTTCAGTACGGTAAGGAAACTGATGTTTGGGATGAAGCAACCTACGGTACTGCTTCTGCTACTCATAATGCTGCTACCTCAAATGTAGTGATGTCTGTTGGTAGCACTGCGGGAGATAAGGTAATCCGTCAGACCAAAAGTGTGATGAGATACATTCCAGGTAGAACATCACAGTGCTCTTTTGGCATTCGTCTTACTATGCCTACGACAGGTGTTCGTAGAAGATTTGGTGTCTTTGATGAAAACAACGGTGCTTATTTTGAGGATGCTGGAGACGGAACTTACTATTGCGTCATTCGTAGTAAGACATCTGGCAGTGTAGTTGAGAGAAGAATACCTAGAGCAGAGTGGAATGGTGATAAGTTGGATGGAACTGGTCCAAGTCAAATCACAGCATCTCCAACTGCACAGCACTTAATTAGTATTGACTATGAGTGGTATGGTGCAGGACAAGTCATCTTTAGTTTTACTATTGATGGTGAATCTCATGCCATTCATAAATTCAATAACGCAAACATAGTAGAGAATGTTTGGTGCTCTACTCCTTTCCTACCAATTCGTTTAGAGCTTGAAAACGTAACTGGTGCTGCAGGAACTCATTACCTCTATCAAGGATCAAACTCACTTAGTCAAGAAGGTGAGCCAGAGAAACTAGGAACTCTTGTCAGTCGTGGTAATGCGATTGGTGGTACTACGATGGCAGTTTCAAATACCTATTATCCGATAGTTAGCCTGAGACTAAAATCCACAGCACTTCAGGGTGTTGTTCTACCTAGATCTATTCAGGTAGCAACTAACGATAATACAAACGTATTTTGGAGATTGGTGCAAAATCCAACTCTTACTGGAGCAGTTTGGACAAATCCTACAGATACTAATATTATCACTCAATACGATGTTACTGCTACGGCATTAACAGGTGGAACTAATCTTGTATCTGGATTTACTGTTGGTGGTGGTTCAAGTCTAGTTGAACTTGATCAAAAAGCAGAGTTGCAAATTGGTAGAAGTAGTCTCGGAACTGTAAGTGATATCTATACTCTTGCTTGTGCTTCACCTAATACTAACAAAGCAGCACTAGCAGTTATAAACTGGTTAGAGCAAAGATAAATAGTACATAGAGAAAATACCAAGATGGAATCATTCAAAGAAAACGTATCTACTGGTGGTGCTAGAAGAGCACGATTCGGTGGCATCAAACAGAGGGTAGGATCTTCCGAAGTAGTCTCAAATAGAGATGTTGCAAATGCAGCACAAAAGTCTGCCGATGCTAAAAAATCTGCTGGAGATGCTGCTCATGCTGCTGCTACCAAAGCAGGAAAAAGTCCTATGGAAGCAGAAACGGCAAGAAACAGAGCACATAGAGAATACGAAAAGGCACAAAAGAAAGCACGTTTGAACAATTCTTATATTCCTTCGTTTTCTGAGTTTATTTCCGAAGCATCCGAAAAGGATCATGAGGTTTCGATGGCACAATCTCAACTAGATAGTGCTGCTAAGAATATTAAAACACTTAAGAAAAATCTAGGAAAGAAAGAAAAGAATATTCCTGCTTGGATGCAGGCAAAAATTACTGACACTGCTCACAATATGGATGCCGTAGCTACGTATAAAGAAGGTGCTGCTTGGACTAAAAAAGAGGGGCAAAATCAAAGTGGTGGTCTTAATGAGAAGGGACGTAAATCTTATGAAGCAGAGAATCCTGGAAGCGACCTTAAGGCACCTTCAAAGAAGGTTGGAAATCCCCGCAGGGCATCCTTTTGTGCCAGAATGAGAGGTATGAAAGATAAACAAACATCTAAAAAGACTGCAAACGATCCAGATTCTCGCATAAATAAGTCGTTACGTGCGTGGAACTGCTAATGTCTAAGTCACCAAACAAAGGTAAGAAAGGTACTGCTGGTGGAAAACAAAACCAGGGAAACGCAACGGCAAAGAAAGCAAAGAACGGTGGTAAGAAAAAATAATGAAAGATCCATATATTTACCGTGTCAGACAAGTACATAAAGTTGTCGATGGAGATACTATCGACGTTGATATTGATTTGGGGTTTGATGTCTCTCTTGCTAAGAGAGTACGTTTGGCTGGTGTTGATACCCCAGAAAGTCGCACGAAAGATGCGTATGAAAAGAACCTTGGACTTGAATCAAAAGAATGGTTGAAGCATAGATTAGAATTTGCTAAAAATATAATCATCAAAACAGAACTTCCAGATAGCACAGAAAAGTATGGAAGAATCTTGGGATGGCTATATATTAATGATGAACCCACATCCTTAAACGAGCAAATGATCCATGAGGGTTATGCTTGGACTTATCTAGGAGACACAAAAGTTAAAGACTTTAAACTACTAGAAGCAAGACGTAAAGGGGAAGTGGATAAGCGTAATATTTTATGAAATCTGAAGAAGTCTATCTTGGTAATCCCAATCTAAAAAAAGCAAACGTAGCACTTGAATTTACTCCAGAACAAATTGAGGAGTTTATCAAGTGTTCGCAGGACCCTATTTACTTTGCTAAAAATTATGTAAAAATTGTCTCCTTGGATGAAGGATTGATTCCCTTTGAGATGTGGGATTTCCAAGAAGAACTGATTCAAAATTTCCATTCCAATAGATTCAATATTGCAAAGCTTCCTCGTCAGACAGGTAAATCTACAACATGCGTTTCCTATCTGATGCACTATGCACTATTCAACGATAACGTTAAGATTGCTATTCTAGCGAACAAGGCAGAAACGTCAAGAGAACTCCTGTCTCGTTTGCAATTATCTTATGAAAATCTTCCTAAGTGGATGCAACATGGTATTGTGTCTTGGAACAAAGGATCTCTTGAACTAGAGAATGGTTCTAAAATTATTGCTGCATCTACATCATCCAGCGCAGTTCGAGGAAACTCATTCAACATCATCTTCCTGGACGAATTTGCGTTCATTCCAAACAACATTGCAGAGCAGTTTTTCTCCTCTGTGTATCCTACTATTTCGTCTGGTAAGACAACCAAAGTTATTATCATCTCTACGCCAAACGGCATGAACATGTTCTATAAGCTTTGGCATGATGCTGAACGCCACAAGAACAGTTATATTCCTCTAGAAGTTCATTGGTCTCAAGTACCAGGCCGAGATGCGAAGTGGAAGGAAGAAACGATTGCAAACACTTCACTTAGACAGTTCACTCAAGAGTTTGAGTGCGAATTCCTAGGATCGGTTGATACTCTAATCAACCCAGCGAAACTCAGGAACATGGTGTACGAAGATCCGATTACCACAAACAAGGGATTGGATATTTACGAAGAAGCAAAACCAGATCACCAGTACATTCTAACAGTTGATACTTCCAGAGGAACGAGTCAGGACTACTCAGCATTCATCATTGTAGATATTACAACCATTCCATATAATATTGTTGGTAAGTATAAAAACAATGATATTAAACCGATTCTCCTACCCAACATTATACATGATGTAGCGAAGAATTACAATAAGGCATATGTGCTTATTGAGATCAATGATATCGGTGCTCAAGTTGCTGATATTATGCAGTATGATTTGGAGTATGATAATCTTCTAATGTGCTCTATGAGAGGCCGTGCTGGACAGATTGTTGGATCTGGATTTAGTGGTAAGAAAGCATCTCTCGGTGTTCGCATGACTTCTGCTGTAAAGAAGGTGGGATGTTCCAACCTAAAGGCGATGATTGAAGAAGATAAGTTAATCGTAAAGGACTATGACATCATTAGCGAACTAACCACATTTATTCAGAAAGGACAATCATTTGAAGCAGAAGAAGGATGTAATGATGACCTAGCAATGTCTCTGGTTATCTTCTCCTGGTTAGCAATGCAACCATACTTCAGAGAGATGACGAATAATGATGTTCGTCAAAGAATCTATGATGACCAAAGAGAAGCAATCGAAGCAGATATGGCTCCTTTTGGTTTTATTCTTGATGGAACAGAAGAAGAAAGTTTTGTAGATGTGGATGGAGATCGCTGGCATCTTGATGAATATGGAGATGCTGCTTACATGTGGGAGTATCGATAATGGATCTAGACAAGCAGATCAACCTAGAACATCTTCTATTTGTTGATCGTCAGTGCAGATCCTGTGGTAAAACAAAAAATTTATTAGATGATTTCTACCTAGTAAGAAAGGATAGGGGTCACTTTCCATCAGCTTATTCATATGAGTGCAAAGAATGCACAGTAAAGAGAATTACTATAAGTAGGATGACATCTAAAATTATAGATAAGTGGGAATATCCTGACTGGTAGTATGTTCATGCACGATTTCCCCATCAGAAATAAATTAATTTATAAATATTTCTGTAACCAACCCTAGGAAATCTCTAAGGAGAATAAGTAACATGGCATTTAGTCAATTTTCCCCAGGTGTAGTTATCAGAGAAATCGATAACACGACTGTAAGTACAACCACAATTCCAACATATGCTGGTCTTGTTGGACCTTTCGCAAAAGGCCCAGTTAATGAAGTTCGCATCATTAACACCGAACAACAACTAGAGCAAGTATTTGGAAGACCAAACGATAGCAACTACGAGTATTGGTTTTCTGCTGCTCAATACCTACTTTACGGTGGAACCATCAAAGTTGTAAGAACTGGTGGAGCAACCCTAAAGAATGCCGTGAGCAACGGTGATTCAGTTAAGATTGAAAATAACGTTGAGTACGAAACATCATACGAGAATGGTGCTGCAACCTGGTATTTTGCTGCAAAGAACCCAGGAGATTATGCAAACGGACTAAGAGTTTATGTAACAGATGCAGGTCCTGATCAAATTCTTTATTTGGATGCACCTACTTCAGGTAACGAGTGGCAGTTTGCTCCAGGATTCGATGTTTCAGCTGCAACTGGTGCAAATGGTATGGTATATAGATATACCTTAAAAGTAACTCTAAATTCTGGTGTTGTTGGTAACTTTGCACCTGGAGCTGCAATAATTGGTGGAGATGATTGCACGATTCTCGCATGGGATTCCGCAAGACGTGTTGTAGAACTCACTGTAGCAACTGACTATACTGGTATTGTTGCAGCTGCTGATACTGTAACTCAAACTTCAACTGGTGCTTCTGGCGTAATTGCTGCAGCTGGAGTTTCAAGAGAACTACAAGTTGCTCTAACCAAAGATTCAATTGATTTTGCTTCTGGCAATGACATTGAGGATGATAATGCAGCAACTATCAATATTGGATCTGTTTCGAAAGAATATCTAACAAGAGAAGTATTCCCTGGATTTAGATGGTCTTCTGTTGGCACCCGTCCTGGTACTTCACAATTCGCTTTAACCAGAGATGGTTATAGAGATGAAGTTCATGTTGTAGTTGTTGACGCAACTGGATCAATTACTGGTACTCCAAACACTGTTCTTGAGAAGTTTATTGGTCTATCAAAGGCATCTGATGCTAAGACAACAAATGGTGAAGTTAACTACTACAAGACAGTGCTTAAGTTAAAGTCTGCTTATGTTTATGTTGGAGATCACAATGATGCTGAAGCATTCACTGTTGGTGAAACTGCTGCAGATGGTAACTGGGGTCAAGCAGCTGCTAACGTAAGTTTCGATCTTGCTCAAGGCGCTCAAACCACAAACCCTGTTTCTGGTGCAGTATACGTTGGAAGCAAACTAGGTGCAACCGTTCAATATGTATTAGGTGCAGATGGTGATGCTGCTGGCGTTTCAGCATATTCACCAACCAACAACGAGTATATTCAAGCACTTCAACTCTTTGAAGATCCAGAATCACAATCCCTAGACTTCATCATTCCTGGTGGAATGGGTTCATCCGAATCTGAGGCATATGCAAGAATCACTGCAATTGTCAATATTCTCCATACCAGAAAAGATTGCATGTCATTCTTCTCACCATTAAGAGATCAAGTAATTGGTGTTTCTGATACCAATACTGTCACAAATAACTTAGTTAACTGGTTTGCTAAGTTACCAAGCACTTCATACGCTGCATTTGATAGTGGTTATAAGTACATCTATGACAGATATAATGACACCTTCCGTTATATTCCATGTAATGCTGACATGGCTGGTCTATGCCTAGCAACTCAGGTAAATCAAGATCCTTGGTTCTCACCTGCTGGATTCCAAAGAGGTGTTCTAAGAAATGCAATTCGTCTTGCATACACACCTAACAAGTCACAAAGAGATCAACTCTATGTTGAGAGAGTAAACCCAATCGTTGCTTTCCCAGGTCAGGGTATCATCCTCTTTGGCGATAAGACCGCTCTAGGTTATCAGTCAGCATTTGACAGAATCAATGTTCGTCGTCTCTTCCTCACTGTTGAGAAGGCAGTTTCAAGAGCAGCACAAAATGTACTCTTCCAACAAAACGACGATACTTCAAGATCTGGTTTCCTCAATGCTGTTGAGCCTTATTTAAGAAACATCCAGGGAAGAAGAGGTGTTATTGACTTCCTCGTTAAGTGCGATACCTCAAACAATCCTCCCGATGCTGTTGACAGAGGAGAGTTCTACGCTGAGATCTATCTCAAGCCAACAAGAACAATCAACTACATTTCAATTTCCTTCATTGCAACAAGAACTGGTGTTGCATTTGAAGAGGTTGCTTCGTAATTATACACCAGAAATAAATAACGGAGGATAACCCACCATGGCAACACAAAGTAATAGAGCTAAGATTACAACCTTTAAGGCAAACGCTCAGTTAGATTTCGCAAGACCCAATCTATTCCAAGTTGATATCGATTGGCCTGCTGCTCTAGTATCACTAATCACTGGTACAGCAAATACTGGAACTCAGTCTCAGGTATTTACAGCAGCAGCACTTGGGGCCCCTGCGGCCGCTAGCGGCGGAACCAGCACATCTGATGCAGCAGCAGTAAGAAGACTTGGTGCATTCACCATTAAGGCAGCTCAAGTTCCTGCTTCAACCGTAGGAGTTATTGAAGTTCCTTTCCGTGGAAGAATGCTCAAGATCGCTGGGGATCGCACTTTCGAACCTTGGACAATCACCATTCACAACGATACATCTTATACCCTAAGATCGTACTTTGAAAGATGGATGGAAGCAATTCAAATCTATGATGAGAATGCTACCGAGTTCGATTACGGCGAGTACCCCGCATCCGATCCACAGTACTTAAAGTACATGGCTCCAATGCGTGTAACTCAACTAGACAGAAGAGGAAATGCAGTAAGATCTTACGATTTCATCGATGTTTGGCCTTCAAACATTGCAGCAATTGATCTCGATTACGGTTCAAATGATGCAATTGAAGAGTACACTGTTGAATTGCAAGTTCAATACTGGAGACCAATTGCTATTGGCAACGGTAGTTCAGGAGCTAGTGGCGGATTAACATCGCAAACACTAATTGAACTACAGTGATAAATAGTATCGGACTAATCTTCGATACTATACAATGTCACAATTATTTGGATACTCTATAGAGAGAGCAAAGAAGGTTCCGAAAGGGCCTTCTTTTGTGCAGAAAGACAATCAAGATGGCGCAACTCCCATTGCTGCTGGCGGACATTATGGTTATTATGTTGATATTGATGGCACCGTTAAAAACGAATGGGAGTTAATCCAGCGTTATCGTGATATGATTCTTCAGCCGGAGTGTGACTCTGCTGTAGATGATATTGTCAATGAAACTATTTGTGGTGACTATAACGATGTTCCAGTTGCAATTAATTTGGATAACATCAAAGGCATGAGTGACAAGGTAAAAAAACTCATCCGCGAAGAATTTGACTATGTTTTAGATCTTCTTGATTTTGAAAATAAGTCTTATGAAATCTTCCGTCGTTGGTATGTCGATGGAAGATTATTTTATCATAAAGTTATTGACATAAAAGACCCTGGTGAAGGTATTATCGAATTACGTTATGTAGATCCAAGAAAAATTCGTAAAGTTGTTGAGATTGAAAATCGACCAGAGCGAATTGATCCTGAGAATCCTCAAGCAGCATTCATGCAGAAGACTGTTGAATACTTTATTTACAATGGAAAAGGATTAAAAGCTGGAGATATTCAAGGTATCAAAATTGCAAAGGATGCAATTACCTTTGTACATTCTGGCATCTTTGATATGAATAAAAATATGGTGCTTTCGCATCTACACAAAGCAATCAAAGCGGTAAACCAACTCCGCATGATTGAAGACTCTCTGGTTATCTACCGTCTATCGCGTGCGCCTGAGCGTAGAATTTTCTACATTGATGTTGGTAATCTACCAAAGATCAAGGCAGAGCAATACCTTCGTGAGGTTATGTCTCGCTACAGAAACAAGTTAGTGTACGACGCTAACACTGGCGAGATCAAAGATGACCGCAAGTTCATGAGTATGCTTGAGGACTTCTGGTTGCCTCGTAGAGAAGGTGGTAGAGGAACTGAGATCTCTACTCTTCCTGGTGGTCAGAATCTTGGAGAACTTGAAGATGTTAAGTACTTCCAGAAGAAACTATACAAGTCACTCAACGTTCCAAACTCAAGATTAGAAACAGAAACAACATTCAACATCGGTCGTTCTACTGAAATTACGAGAGACGAACTCAAGTTCCAACAGTTTATCAATCGCCTTCGCAAACGTTTCTCAGATCTTTTTCAAGATATTCTAAAAACACAATTACTTTTAAAGGGTGTTCTTACTATTGAAGATTGGGATCAAATTAAAAATCATATTCAATGTGATTTTGTTGCCAA